ACGGTGACTTGACCGAGTGCCATGCAGTGCCTCGTTAGCGGGGTGAAGTTAGGATTTGTTGCAACACCTGGCTAATCAGCAGGTCGGTGTCGCGTTCGGTTTCGGCGCCGATGAACTGGCGTTTCGGCAAAGTGATTTCCCAGCTCTGCGCGCCCGACGACTCGCTGCGCTGGTCGTCCAGGATGCGAATCAGCAAACCGGCCTTGGCGTAGTTCACATGCTCTTGAATCCACGCCACTGACGGCCTGGTCAGGGTCTTTTTGCCGGCCTGACGCACGCGAAAACCCAACCGGCGCAGACGTTTGGCCTGTTTCTCGGTGGCAGCCAGGCCGGGCGGGGTTTTGTTCCAGCGGCGCATCTGCGCGGCGGTGCGGCGCTCGCTGACGCCGTAGTGCTGCTGGGCGGCGACCCATCGGGTCAGAGCGTTTTTCCAGCCCAATTCCGCTTCTTCAGCGGTCACGCGGGTGACCACCATCAGCTTGGCCAGGCCGGCTTCCATCTTCTTTTTGCCCTTGCTCTCGCCCTTGCGCGGGGCGAACGCCGAACCGTCCACGTTCTGCTGGGCGCGCTGACGCTTGCGGCTCATCGTCCGCACGCGCTTGGTCACCTGGTTCAGCAAACGCCGGCGCAATTGCGGCGGCAAAGCCAGCAAAGCCAGTTGCTCACGCACGCCCAGGCGTCCCCGGACGTCGAGTTCGAACGTGCTACGCCCCGCCACTGGTGGCCACCTCGCCGCGCTCAGCGACCCACAGGTCAAACGGGATGAACGCCCAGGTCTTGCCGAAGGCCTGGATCTCGCCGGCCGGTTCTTCAGAGAGATACTGCGGTTCGACGAATTCCAGCGTGACTTCCACGTCGAACAGATCGTTGTCCAGCGGCTCCACGGCGAATTCCGGCGCCGGCAGTTCGTGGCGGTCGCGGTCGGCGTCGTGGGTCTCCAGCCAACTGCCCACCAATGCCATCATGCGGGCCGGATTGGCGGCGAAACGCTCCAGAACAATCACGGCGCGATAGTGCATATCGGCAAAGTGCATGCCGTCGACGTCGGGTTTCCAGATCAGCGACAGCTTTACCTGCTCCGTCCAGCTGTCGAGCTGTTCAGGCTCGACCAGGCGGCGTTCCAACAGGTAGGCGGTCAACGCCTGCAGCTTGGTCATAGCAGTGCCGCCGTAATGCGGCCACGGCCCTGCAGAGCGCGCACAGCCTGCTGACTGAATGCCAGAAACGTGTCTTCACGCTCCGGCGCTTCCTTGCCGGTGTTCTCGGCGCTCTCGCGGCGGGTCACGGTGGCGAACTGCTGCAGGGCGCTGGCCTTGGCGCGGCAATACACGGCGCGCTTGTACAGCTTGGCTTTGAATGCACGCTCAGGCAGCAGCATCGGATCGGCCGTTTCCACGGTTACGATGCCTGCTGCCAGCCAGCTGGTTTTGAGCTTGGCCAGGTCGGTATTGACCTCGGCCATCGCGATAAACAAAGCGTCGGTCAGCAGGTCGCCCAGGAACTCCGCCGGCAGGCGGTAGCCCTTCTGGAATTCGGCAACGGAGAGGTTCGGCCAAAAGCCGTCGTTCTCGATCGCCTGTTCCACGATGGTGGTGGGTTTCCCGGAAAAGCTCATTGCTGACCGCTCGAATTAGGGCGGGGAGACTGTTTTTCGTGGGGCTGTCCATAAATGGCAGACACACGTCCACAGTTCCCCGCTGGGGGGGTAGTCGGTTATTGGGCGCCGGTGACGGCAGGTGTTTGTTTGGCGATCGCCTTACGGCACTTCGCAATTCGCGTTTCGTTGCCGGCTTTGGCGTATAGCTCGGTGGAGCGTTCCAGGTGCTCGAGCGCGGTTTCCCACTGCTCAGCTTCCATGGCGCGCATGCCGATCAACTTGTGGTACTTGCTCGGGATTTGCTCGATCAGATCCCATTCACCGTCGACAAGCGGCAGCAGGTTCGACAGGTAAGGCTCCGGGCTGCGCTGGGCGTTGTATTCGCCGTAGGCCCAGTCGATCACCGCGTCTGCAACGAAGGTCTGCACGTCGCGCCGTTTGAAGCGCTCCGGCATCTGCTGGCCCTGCTCGATCGCAAAGCCCGCCAGCACCAGACCGTCTTCGAACTGCTCGGTATCGAACAGCCAGACCATCACCTGCACCAGGACGGGGTTCGGCATCACCAGGCCAGAGTCCATGTAGCGCTGAATGAAGTCCTGGTACTTGGGCAACAGTTCCTCACGCTTGAGCGCCTGGCGTCCGGCCAGCCCCTTGATCGCGCTCAGGCGCTCCAGGTCTTGAGCCATTGCCGCCTCCTGCAGCAGCAGATGCTTTTTCGCGTTGGCTGGGCTGCTCAGTGCTTCCGCCGGCGAATACGCCAGCGGTGCCGCTGCAGCAGCGATCACTGCAGAGGTTCCCTGAGCCAAAATGCGGCGTTTGTGGGCAAGGGCCAGGCTCACTTCACCAGCTCCACGTTCTCAGTCAGCGCGATTTTTTCCAGCTGCTCGATCACGTAGCCCTCGTTGCGGCTGTTGTAATCCTCGACGCGGGAGCGTTTCGGGTTGTCCACGGTTTGCTTGCGCCAGCTGGAGTCCTGAAAGTAAATCGATAGGTTGTCCCAGCTGGTGACCAGCACAGCGTTGACCGGGAAGAACGGCAAGCTGAAGCTCGGCAAACCGCCGTAGGTGGCGATCACCTGGGCATCTTCGATGCGCTCTTTCTCGGTCGGGGTGTCGCCCTGCTTGGCGTACAGCTTGGCTTTGTCAGCGGCCAACAGGTCGGAACCGATGATCGCCACCAGGTCGCCGGCATCGCGCAGACGTTCGTCCACCATTTGCTTGGTGTCATGCACCAGGGCGTCGAGGTTTTCGTAATCGCCCCCCGGCCCCAGGGTGACCTTGCCGGGTGTCTTGCCTTCCTTGAGTACCTGCTGCGGCGCCTGTTCGCGCAGCTGCTGCAGCCAGCCTTTGTTCACGTCCTGCAGCATTGGAAAGGCTTCGATGTCGGTCTGAGCAGCCGCTTTTTCACCATGGAAGCCGACCATGATGCGATCCAGAGCGATCTGTTTCTGCACGGCAGCCGAGTAGCGTTGATGGAAGTCCGGGAACTTGGCCCAGGCATCGATTTTCGCGTAAGGCAGGCCCACGTCCGACTCGGTCGACGACAGCTCGTAGGTGCTGTTGTCCAGCGCCGAAGCATCTTTCGCCACGCGATCGGTGGTCTTGGTGTTGGTGCGGCCAGTCACCGGACCGGACACGCCAATAAACACCTTCTCGCCCTTGATCTCGGTCACTGGAATGACGTTGATGCGCTGCAAGAAGTCCGATTTGGCGGTGATGGCGTCGTTCAGCTCCTGGGCGATCGACGGTTCAACGGAGAACATCTTGCTGGCCAGCTCGACACCGTAGGTCTCGGCGATCGCAAGCTGCATTTCGGCGTACATCTTGGCGCCGTAGGCGCTCAGGGAACGGGCCATGTCAGAGCACCCGCACTTTGGATTTGTCGGTGGCGCCGGTGGTGCGCGGCAATTGGCGACCGGCTGGGGTGTTCTTCAGCTCGGTGAATTGCTTCTGCAGACTGGTCAGCGCGGCCAGCACAGCCTTGTTGCCGCCGCCAGTGCGCTTGAATTCGCGGTCCTCTTCGGCAGTGGTGACGATCTCGTCTACTGCAGCGCTGACGTCATCGATCGGGGCCTGATCGGGTTCCGGCGCATCTTCGGCTGCAGGCTCGATCACGGCCTGAATGCCGGCAGCGACGACCAGCAGCTGGGCCAGCAGGGCTTTCAAGGCCGTTGCGGTAGCTTCATCCATTGGGGGTTTGCTCTCGGTTGGGGTTTGCGGGGTGGTTTCGGTAAGCGTGTCTTCAATGCCGAAACGCTTGAACAGGCGGGTGAACATGGCGGCAAGGCGCCCGATCTCACCCTGCGGCTCGGTTTCGCGCAGGGGGCCGAGTTCTTGCGAGGCGGCGTAGTACGCGGCGCGGCTGGTGCGATTGGAGAAATACAGCTCTTGCGTGCCGAGGCTCGCCGGGGAATCAGTCACCGCCAGGCCAGTCAGATAGGCCTTTCCGCTGCCGGCGAAATTCGGGGTGATTTCTATGCTGCTGAACAGCTTCTGGCCCTGGTCGTTGAGGTACAGAAGGCGATCGTTCGGTTTCAGCTGCGCTTCCAGCGCGATCTGGCCAGGCTCCAGATCCTCGCCCTCTTCAACTAAACGCACGGCAAAAACGGTGCCGTGGGAACCCGGCCAGCGCTCGTGGTCGCACCAGATGACCGCCGTGTATTTGGCAGGCGTGTAGGTCTCGGCGATATCGCGCAGTTCCTGGGGCAGGATCTCGCGGCCGTCGACGGTCGGGCCGCTGGTGGCAACACGTTTCCAGTAGGAGACAAGGGAACGGGGCATGAGTGGTGACTGCGCTCAATCGTTGAATGAGCCGCCACGATAGGGAGCCGTTTTGCCCCAAACAAACGGTTGGTTTTCGGCGTTCTCCTATTTCCCGGATCTAGGCGAATGCCGGGATTTAACCCCGCGTTTCCGGCGTTTTCGCCGCATAGACTGCGGCCCATGAACTACCCAACCGAAGTCAAAGAAGCCGCAAAACGCCTCTACCTACGCCGCTGTTCGGTGAAGGAAATTCAGGCGCATTTGAAGCTGCCCAACATCCGTATCGTCTACTACTGGATTCGCCAAGGCGGCTGGGACGAGATGCTGACGGACGAAGAACCGTTGAGCGCCGTCAACCGACGAATCACCCTGATCCTGGAAAAGGTCGACCCGCTGACGAAAGCCGAACTGGACGAACTTGAGCGGCTGACAAGCCTGCTTGAGCGACTGAAAAAGCTGGCGGCGAAACCTGCGCCGGCAGCAGCAACAGATCGTCCGGACGAGCCTCGCGAACGCCAGCCAGGTCAACGTCGTGAGCGTGGCGAGGGCGGCGGCAAGAAGCGCGAGAAAAAGGCGAAGAACGACATCAGCGGCCTGACCGAAGTGGACTTCCTGGATAAGTTCATCTCGAAAATGTACGGCTACCAGAAAGAGCTGTTCGAGGCGAAACAGAACCCGCTGACCCGCCGTATCCGGAACATCCTCAAGAGCCGTCAGGTCGGCCTGACCTACTACTTCGCCGGCGAAGCGTTCATGGACGCCGTGCTGAGCGGTGATAACCAGGTGTTCCTGTCGGCCAGTCGATCGCAGTCGGAGATTTTCCGTAGCTACATCATCCAGTTCGCCCAGCAGTGGTTCGGCATCGAGCTGACTGGCAACC